CTCTTTTAAAGAAACAGTGGGGAATTAATTTAAGCAAATACAGCGGAATAAAATTGCCTGGAGATATAACCTTCAACGGAGATAAAATTTTATCCGAAGCAAAAACAGAAATTGATGAGATAGAAAAAGAAATAGTCGCTAAGTATGAGTTGCCTACCGATTTTATGATGGGGTAATCTGTGGCTCTTAATCCATATTTTAATAAATTTAAAAACTTACCAGAACAAAATCTCATTGAGGATTTAACTATAGAAGCAATCAAGATTCATGGTATGGAATTATATTACTTACCAAGATCTATGATTAACAGAGATGATTTTTTTGGCGAAGCCCCGTATTCAAGATTTTCATCTTTTAAAATGATTGAAATGTATATGGATACAACAACGGCTTTTGAGGGTGGAGATACCTTTACTAAATTTGGTTTTGAAATAAGAGACAGTGTAAAATTTACGGTTTCTCGTAAAAGGTTTAAAAGAGAAACCGGAATGGAGAGACCTGTAGAAGGTGATTTATTATTCTTGCCCTTAAATCGCGGTTTATTTGAAATAAAGTTTGTTGAACATGAAAATCCTTTTTATTCGTTAGGAAAACTTTTATCTTTTCAATTAACATGTGAACTGTTCCAGTATAGTGAAGAAAAGATGAACACCGGAGTTCCAGAAATAGATGTTGTGGAGGAAAATTCTGGTTACAATATTACCCTTTCTTTAGGAGTAACAGGTGGAACAGGAACTTTTACAAAGGGCGACCTCGTATATCAGTACGCAAACGGATCGGTTACGGGTTCTGTGGAAGGAGCAGCCGCAAAAGCAACTGTGGTATCTTTCAATCCCAATGATCCGAACACTATTGTACTTTCTGATATCTTTGGTCAGTGGAAGAAAACGGATGCTGTAAGAAAATATTATGTTGCTAAATCTAACAGCAATTCTTCTTATAGAATAGTAACAGGTATAACAGACAAGTTTGGTGCTTTGATTGATGACAGTAACCAAGATATACAAGAAGAAGCAAATCAATACTTTAACTTTAGTGAAAAACATCCGTTTGGGGATCCGTGATAAATGTTAGAACACTTTTATCATCAAACTATAAGAAAAATAGTCGTTGCTTTCGGAGCATTGTTCAACGACATTTATGTTTCTAGATACGATGACAACAACAAAGAAATAGAGCGTATAAAAGTACCTATATCTTACGGCCCACAACAAAAATTTATTCGTAGACTTGCCAGAATTGGTACTGATTTTGATGCAACTAAAGTTCGTATTGAAAATTATTTACCTAGACTGTCATTTGAAATATCAAATCTAAATTATGACCCAAATAGAAAACTAAACACAATGAACAGAACTGTGTTTTATGATGCCCCTGGTTCTTCCACAATGAAAACTAGATATGAACGAGTTCCATACAATATGGATTTAAATCTAGGAATAATGACAAAAAACACAGAAGATGCTCTTCAAATAATTGAACAAATTCTACCGTATTTCCAACCCGAATATACAGTATCACTAAAAATGAATGAACTTGACACTAATGTAAATATACCAATTGTGTTTAAGAATTGCGTTTTGGGTGAAGGTGATGATGGTTCTTACGGTGGATACGATTTAAGAAAACTAACATATGCAAATCTAACTTTTACATCAAAATTCTATTTGTATGGCCCAATAAAGAGTGTGGGTGTAATTACAGATACAGGCGGAGTAACAATAAAACCTGGACGGGGTGGTGCAACAGGAACCGCTGGTGGTATAAACATTATTGTCGGGCTAACAGATGGAGTAACAGCGGCAAATATAAGAGTATATCCAAATATTGGGGTAACAGCAGGAGATTATGTTCCTGAGGGCCCAACAGCACAAGTTGAAATTATAGAATATCCTCCCGGGCCAACAGGAATAACATAAATAGTTTAAGAGATAAATTATGAGTCAAGTTGATAAAAATTTATCTAATGCGTTAAATATACCCGCTGTTTTTACAACAGAATCTTCTTCTACTATTGTTAAAGTTGCTTCGTCTGTAACGGGTAATTCAGATACCGATAAAGATTATCGTGAAGTCCGTGATAATCTAAAGAGAGTCATTGTGCAATCTGAAGACGCTATTCAAGGCGTTCTTCAGGTGGCTCAAGAAACGCAGAGTGCTAGAGCATACGAAGTAGCCGCGCAGTTAATTCAAGCCACTCTTGAAGCCAACAATAAACTTATGCATCTGCACAAGCAACTCAAAGATATCAAGCGTGAAGATCCGGTAAAAGCCTCAGGAAGTGTTACCACAACAAACAATAATATTTTTGTGGGAAACACCGCAGAACTGTCCAAATTTCTTCGTGCTAGAAAAGACTTGGAATCTGCTACAAAAGAACTGCCGCCTGCAAACGAGGACATTATAGATGCCCGCTAAACAAGGAATTGCTTATCTTGGCAATGCTTTGCTCAAGGGGCCTGGTGTCAAAATTGAATACTCTAAAGAGCAGATGGAGGAATATGTTAAATGCTCTGAGGATTTAGAGTATTTTCTTACAAAATATTTTTACATTCGCTCACTTGATAAAGGCCCCATATTGTTTGATCTTTATGACTATCAAAGGCGGTTTCTAAAAGAAGTTCGTGGTAGTCGCTTTACCATCTGCAAGTTTCCTCGTCAGACAGGTAAAACATCGTGTGTAACAGGTGATATTTTGCATATGACACAATTTACACCCGACTACAAAGTTGCAGTTTTAGCAAACAAGCAAAAAACCGCCACAGAAATTCTAGACAGAATTAAAATGGCGTATGAGCGTCTGCCTATGTGGATGAAGCAGGGTGTTGTGGAATGGAACAAACAAAGCATTAAATTCGAAAACGGTTCCAAGATTATTGCGTCTTCAACATCGGCTACCGCTGTTCGTGGTGACTCCTTCAACTACATCATGTTGGACGAGTTTGCATTCGTTCCCAACAACATAGCCGACGAATTTTTCGCATCAGTATATCCAACCATTTCATCAGGTCAAACTTCTAAAGTTGTAATTGTGTCTACCCCCAAAGGTATGAACATGTATTACAAGATTTGGAAAGACGCACTAGCAGGCAGAAATCCTTATAAGGCTGTGGAAGTTAAATGGTGGGAAGTTCCAGGAAGAGATGAAAAATGGAAAGAGATGACCAAAAAGGCTCTTGGATCTGAACGCTTGTGGTTAGCAGAGTATGAGTGTGAATTCTTAGGATCAGAAGATACTCTTGTGAGTCCAAACAAACTGTCCACTTTAGTTTATGAAGAAGCCAAAATAACAACTCGTGATGGATTAATGATTTACAAAGAGGTAGAAAAGGATCACATATACACAGTTACAGTAGATACTTGTAGGGCTGTTGGATTGGACTATCATGCATTTTTAGTTTTAGATGTAACGAAAATGCCGTATACTGTGGTTGCAAAATTTAGAAATAACACTATGCCTGTGATGTTATTACCTAACATTATTGCTAGCGTGGCAAAAAAATACAACGATTCTTATATTCTCATAGAAACTAATGATACGGGGCAGCAAGTGTCCGACATCATGCACGAAGAATTGGAATATGATAATTTAATTACCACCACAATTAAAGGTAAAAAAGGACAACGGGCTACAGGATTCGGTGTAGGTAGAGTTCAATACGGTGTAAAGATGTCAAATCAAGTTAAAAAAACTGGTTGTTTGATTCTTAAAGAAATGGTTGAAGGGGACAAAGTTATTCTTAATGACTTTGATTTGATATCGGAAATGTCTACATTTATTTCTCACAAAGCATCCTACTCCGCATCTGAAGGTTACAATGATGATATTGTTTCTTGCATGGTTTTGTTTGGTTGGTTAACAACACAATCTTATTTTAGAGATCTTGTTAACACAAATATTAGAAAAAAACTAATGGAAGAAAAAATTAAAAAAATGGAGGAGGATTTAATGCCTTTCGGGTTTTTGAGTTCAGAATTGGACTCTTATGATCAAGATGTTGCAGAACTTTCAAAAGAAGTAACACGAAAACCAGTAACTCCTTACAAAATGGATGATGATGACGATACTCATCCCACGAAGTATCTGTAACTACCGTTTTTACTAAATATACTTCGAAACCGTAATTTTACACTTCCTAACAAGGAGATTGATAGATGGCATTTCAATTAAGTCCAGGCGTAAATGTAACAGAAAAAGATCTTACAACAATCGTACCAACAGTTGCTACAACAGCAGCAGGTATGGCAGGATTGTTTGAATGGGGCCCTGTGGGTCTACCAGTCACAATTGGTAGTGTTCAAGAATTAGGTACGCTTTTCGGTATGCCAAAAGATGGTAATGCCGAATGGTGGTTCACTGCCTATAACTATCTTGGATACGGTAATAATCTTAAGATTGTTCGCCATGTTGGCGATATTGCAAGAAATGCTACTATGGGCACAAAAACTCCAGCCCTAATTAAAACTGTAGATTCTGCTTCAGTTTCATCTGTAGCAACAGTTTCTGCTAACGGTTCGTTTGTTGCTAGGTATCCTGGCGAATTAGGCAATTCTCTTTGGGTTGATATTTGTGGTTCTAGTTTAACTGCCTCGGGAGAAGGCGCAACTTTCGGAAGTTGGATTTGGAGATCACTGTTTAATGGAAGACCAACATCTTCTTCTTATTCCGAAAGATTAGGAATTGCGGAAAATGACGCTTTCCATATGGTTGTTGTTGATTATGATGGCAAATTTACTGGAACTCCATTAACAGTTTTGGAGAAATATGAAAATATTTCAATTCATCCTGGAGCAGTAAACTCAGATGGAACTCCTTTATTCTATAAGACCAAAATCAATGACGAATCTCGTTATGTTGTTGCAGTAGGAGATTCTTCCTTTGACTCTGCCAATTTCTCTTCAGGAATGACTGCTTACGGAAATCACACCGCAACATGGACAAATGGAACCTCATATCAGTCTGGTGGTTCTTATTACGCTAGACTAAGTGGAGGAACAGGTCAATTCTCAGGAGTATCAGACATTGTTGGTATGACCGATGTGGGTTATCAAGTGTTTGCAGACGCTGACACCATTGATGTTAACTTGTTGATGGCTGGCCCTTTAACAGGAAATATGGCACAACAAGTTTGTGATTTAGCAAAATCACGAAAAGACTGTGTAGCGTTCGTGTCTTCACCAAACAAAAATCCAGCAGAAAGTTCAACAAGTAAAATAAATAATTGTTTATCTCTAAGAAATTCAATTGGAAATAATAATTATGCGTTTATTGATAGTGGTTACAAGTATATGTACGATCCATTTAATGACACTTACCGTTACATACCACTAAACGGTGATGTTGCTGGATTGTGTGCTCGTGGAGACATTACAAATGATCCTTGGTATTCACCAGCAGGATTTAATCGTGGTCAAGTTCGTAATGTCATTAAGTTGGCTTTCAACCCAACCAAGACTGAAAGAGATACAATATACGCATCTGCAATAAATCCTATTGTTACATTCTCGGGAGAAGGAACTGTTTTGTACGGAGATAAAACCGCTCAAACTCGTCCATCAGCATTTGATCGTATTAATGTTCGTCGTCTGTTCATTGTTCTAGAAAAGGCAATTGCAACAGCCGCTAAGTATAGTTTGTTCGAATTCAACGATGCATTTACCCGTTCTCAATTCAGAGCACTAGTTGAACCATTCCTTCGTGATGTTCAGGCTCGTCGTGGTATTACAGACTTTAAAGTTGTATGCGATGAGAAGAACAACACACCTCAAATTATAGACAACAATCAGTTTGTTGCTGACATTTATGTAAAACCAAATCGTAGCATCAACTTCATTCAATTGAATTTTGTTGCTACCAAGACAGGCGTTTCCTTCGAGGAAGTTGGAGCCTAAATAAATTAGAAACAGGAGAATAGTTAAATGGCATACAGTCAGTTTAGCATAGACGCATTTAGAGCAAACCTAATTAATGGTGGTGCTAGAGATAATCTTTACCTTGTTTCTGGTGTATTTCCAGGTAATGCAACAGGTATAATCAACGCTGCTGCGAGCGTAGCAGGAGCACTATTCGGTGGTGCTGTTGCTGGAGCCATTACAAATGTGGCTGCTGCAATTGGTTTAAGTAATCCTGGTGCTCAAGTTTCTTTCCTATGTCGATCCGCAGGTATTCCCGCTTCAACACTAGGTCAAGTTGAAGTTAACTATATGGGTAGAAAACTCAAGTATGGCGGAGATCGTGAATTTGCCGATTGGAATATCAAATGCTATAACGACGGTAACTATCAATTGCGTAAAGCATTTGAATCGTGGTCTAATCTAATTAACTCTTATCAAGGTAATGTTGGCCCAAACAACATGAATGCATACCTTTGCGATTGGTATGTTCAACCTCTAACAAGAGAAGGAAATCCGATCTGCACATACAAGATGGTCGGAGTTTGGCCAAGAGATATTCAAGGATATGAATTAAATTTCGATTCCAAGACTAATATTTCAGAGTTTGGTGTTGCGATGTCTTATCAATATCATGAACTTCAGGATGTAACCACCTGATTCATTATTAATGGAGTTTTTATAATATGGAAGTCTTCGGCTTAAAAATTGAACGGTCGAAGAAGCAGAAGCAAGACTTTAAAGCACTTAAGTCCTTTGTAGTACCAACTACTGACGACGGTGCAATTCCAGTCGAAGCAGGCGGCTTCTACGGTCAATATGTTGATCTTGACGGATCGGTTCGTAACGATTACGAACTTGTTGCTAAGTATCGTGAAATGTCTATGGATCCAGTTTGCGAAACTGCTATAGACGATATTGTAAACGAAGCCATAGTTTGCGAAGGCAAGCGTTCTCCGGTAAAAATATATTTTACTAGTGACTTGTCTGTAAGCGAAAATATCAAAGATAAAATTCAAGAAGAATTTAAGAATATACTTCGTATCATGCAATTTGAAACTAAAGGATACGAAATCT